TATGTTTGATGAAGCTGACGAACAACAAGAAATGTCTATTAGGTTAGCGGAAATTATCAAAGCTAAGAGTTCTGAGTATCATCAATGCGAAACCCGCATTGAGAACCTCACCAAGAAGCTTCAAGGTGATCGGGGTGAGAGGATGAAGAAGATGCATAAGGAAAATGCTTCGTTTCTGTCTATTGTTCAACTTTTCCAAGAAGAGGAAGAAAGAAAAACAATGGCTAGGATAGCAGAGATGCAAAAAGAGGCAGTAAAGAGGGAAGCCGAAAGATTAGAGGGAATGTCAGAATGGAAAGCAAGAGTTTTAGGAATTGGTCAGCAAGATGTCTTATGATTGTAAAGAGTGTGGGGATTCATTTGATTCATTAAGAAGTCTCCATGCACACATAAAAAAACATGGGAAGTTCCTTGGGGATTACTATGTAGAGAATTATTCCAGAAAAGACAAATTAACTGGAGAACTGATCCCGTTCAAAAAATACGATCAGTATTTCGCTACTGACTTCATAAACAAAAAGAACATGAAGAAGTGGTGCAAAACTGCACCCCGTGCAGAGGTTAAAGAATATATTATAAAAGCTTTTAAAGAAAAAAAAGAAGCCAAGGGGCTACAAGGTGGACCCCCTTCCATTTACCTACAAACAGTGGGATTACCCGATGTAGACTTGTGCAAAGAAGTTTTTGGCAGCTATAACGAAGCTTGTAAACAATTTGGTATGTTGCCCATGCTCTCGGGGCAACTACCAAATCAATTTAAAAACGATTTTTCAGATACACCCATACTCATAGATACAAGAGAACAGAAACCTCTGCATTTTAAGAATTCTGAATCTCTTAAGTTGGATGTGGGAGATTACGCTGTTGGAGGAGATTTATATGACTATACATTCGTGGATAGGAAATCTTACCAGGATTTCTGTGCTACAATTACAAATGGTTATGCAAGATTTGTAAAAGAGCTAGAAAGGTGTAGATCAATGGGATGTATGTTGTTTATAGTCACTGAGACAGCATTTAATAAAATGTGGGCTAACAATAAAGCGGGATACAAAAAATTTAATTTAGATTATGTTTACCATAGAATGCGAGAAATACAGGCTGACTATTCAGATTGTTGTCAATTTGTGTTTAGTGGATCTAGAGGTAAAAGCGAAGAGATAATACCCAAAATTCTTGTTTTAGGAAAAAAACTATGGACGGTAGATGTCCAGTATTTTTGGGATAAACAACTTAAAAAAGATGGCTTGGGAAACAGGAACACAGAAACTCCACAGAGAGTTCAAAGATATAAATCAGCTAATTCTAGACAAAGAGGGATATTTAGAGGAAACTGAAGCAAAACTTTTGCTTTATAAGTTTCTTAGAGAAAATCCTTCCTTTGCTTGTGAATTGTTTACTGGGGTAAAGTTGTTCCCATTCCAACACATGGCTATTAAGGCTATGATGGAGTCTGATTACTTTTTGGGCATATGGAGTCGGGGAATGTCTAAAAGCTTCTCTACGGGCATTTTCGCGCTCTTAGACGCTATTCTAAATCAAGGTGTCCAGATAGGTATTTTATCTAAGTCTTTCAGGCAGTCAAAAATGATCTTCAAAAAGATAGAAGATATATCTAAAAGCCCCAAGGCTACATTTTTTTCACAGTGTATTACTAGAGTCTCAAAAATGAATGATGAGTGGGTCATGGAGATTGGGCAAAGCAGTATTCGCGCCCTGCCGCTAGGAGATGGTGAGAAGCTCAGAGGATTTCGTTTCCAAAGAATGATTATTGATGAGTTGTTGCTGATGCCTGAAAAAATCTATAACGAAGTTATTATTCCCTTCCTTTCTGTAGTGGAGAATCCTACCGAGAGACAAGAAGTCTATGATTTAGAAACTCAAATGATTGCTAAGGGTAAAATGAAAGAGGAGGATAGGAGAAGGTGGCCAAACAACAAAATTATTGGTTTGTCATCTGCTTCATACAAATTCGAATACCTTTATAAAATATATCAACAATACGAAAAATTAATACTCAATGAGAATACGCAAGACGGAGCGCATCGAACTATTATGCACTTTAGTTATGATTGTGCGCCCGAACAGCTATATGATCAAAATCTAATTAGCCAATCAAAGGCTACAATGAGTGATTCTCAGTTTGAAAGGGAATTTGGAGCCGTCTTTACAGACGATAGCTCTGGATACTTTAAAGTAAGTAAAATGGCAGCTTGCACCGTTCCTGATGGTGAGGGGCAGTCGGTAGAAGTTGTAGGAAACCCCAAGGATGAATATATCTTAGCTTTTGACCCTTCTTGGTCAGAAAGTGAAAGTTCTGATGATTTTGCGATGCTTGTTATAAAGTTGAATCGAGATACTCGAAAGGGAACGGTGGTTCACAGCTATGGATTATCTGGAGCTAATTTAAAAACACATATTAAATATGCAGCTTATGTTCTTACTCATTTCAACATAGTAGCTGTGGTTGGGGACTACAATGGTGGTGTTCAGTTTCTTAACTCTTGTAACGAGAGTGAAATCTTCAAAAAGAAAAATTTAAAACTAGGTGTAATTGAAGCGGATTTAGATAAAGCCGTGGACTATGAGAAAAATTTAAGGAAAGTTAAAAACCAATATAATCTAACCACCAAAAATATAGTTTTTCTCAGGAAACCTACTTCGCAGTGGATAAGAGCAGCAAACGAGTTACTCCAAGCCGCTTTCGATCATAAACGAATATTTTTTGCGGGAGCCGCAATGAATGATGATTACAACAATCAGCGCAAGGCTAGAGTCCCAATTAAAGAATTAAAATTCATTAGGAATGATCCTAATGAACGTGGGCCAGCAGGAGCGAGGATGATTGATTTCGTTGAGCACCAAAAAGATATGATGGATTTAATTAAAGTTCAATGTGCTTTGATACAAATTACGACTTCTCTTCAAGGAACTCAAAGTTTTGATTTACCAAGGAATTTAAGGAAACAAAGCGGGGCAGATAAAGCTCGAAAAGACTCTTATTCTGCCTTGGTTTTAGGCAATTGGGCAATGAATGTTTTTTATGACATGAACTCTAAGGATATAGGTAATGTGCAAGCTACATTTACCCCTATGTTCATTTCTTGACTTTTAAAAGTTGAAAGTTAACTTTGGGGTGTAATATGAATTACATCCATGGCCAAGAGAAAATACACAAAACGTTCAGAGTATTGGAATCAGTTTAACCCTAAAGATCATCCTTCTCATCCACAGGAACAAGATGTTGTCCCAGAATTTATGGGGGAACCATTCTATACCGCAGACGCTTCGTATAGTGAAGTTTCTAAAGCTCGGAGACAGGGACTTACAGATCAATCATTCAAGGGATCAAGAACGAATAGGGTAGCTTTCCGCAATCCTATAGATAGATTCTCCAGTATTCGTGTTGGATTGTTACCCTACGAATATGCTGCTGACGGCGTTACTTGTCGTGATGCTATCGAATTGTGTCAAAAAGCTTATGCGAATGTCGCGGTTTTTAGAAATGCGGTAGACATCATGTCGGAATTCACCAACACCGACATTTACCTAGACGGAGGAACTAAGAAAAGCAGGGAATTTTTTTACGAGTGGTTTAAAAGAATTAATGTTATTAACCTCAAAGACCAGTATTTTAGAGAATACTACAGAAGTGGAAACATTTTCTTGTATCGGGTGGATGGTAAGTTTAAAGCGCAGGACTATGCAAAATTGATAAATCAAGTTGGTTCAATAAACCCATCTACAAACAAAGTTCCCTTGAGATATGTTTTACTTAATCCTTATGACATTATAGCAAGCAGAGCCACAGGCTTTACAACTGGAGGGGTTTACAAAAAAGTTTTATCTGAATATGAAATTGCGAGGCTTGCCAATCCCCAGACAGATGAAGATTTTGCGGTATTCGAGGCTCTAGAGCCAGAAGCACAAGAATCTATCAGGGATGGATCTTATACTAGAAGGGGTATAGAATTAAATCTTGACCCAAGGAAACTTTCTTTTTCTTTTTATAAGAAACAAGATTATGAACCATTTGCGGTTCCGTTTGGTTTTCCAGTTCTTGAGGACATCAATGCAAAGATGGAACTTAAGAAAATGGATCAAGCTATTACTAGAACGGTGGAAAATGTTATTTTGCTGATCACAATGGGGGCTGACCCAGATAAGGGGGGAGTTAATCCTAACAACCTTGCCGCAATGCAGAATTTATTCAAAAATGAAAGCGTTGGCAGGGTGTTAGTTTCCGATTATACTACTAAAGCGGAGTTTATTATTCCCGAACTAAACTTAGTCTTAGGGCCAGAAAAATACCAAATTTTAAATGACGACATTAAACAGGGTCTACAAAACATCGTGGTGGGAGAAGAGAAGTTTAACTCTACTCAAGTAAAGGCCCAAATCTTCATTGATAGGTTACAAGAGTCTCGTTATGGCTTTTTAAATGAATTTTTAAACAGGGAGATTAAGAGAATAGCTAAAGATCTAGGTTTCCGTTCATGGCCTGAGGCTAGAATGAAGGATATCGACATGAGGGATGAGGTGCAGCTTATGAAGGCATCTACTAGATTAATGGAGTTGGGAATTATTACTCCGAAGCAGGGAATGGAAATGTTTCACAATGGTCGTTTCCCAGAACCTGACGAGCTTGCTAAAGCTCAAAAAGACTTTTTAGAGCAGAGAGAAGAAGGTTATTACAATCCTATAGTGGGTGGAGTTCCTGTTATCCCTCCTCCTGCTGGAACTGTAAAAGGACCACCTAAAGAAAGTGGAAGACCTGAGGGAACAACCGATATACCCCTTGCAGATGCTAAATACTCCAGAGCGAGCATTCAACAAACTATTTATGATATAGATGGGTTAATTGATACAGCAAAGGCTAAATTAACTAAAAAGTTAAAAACAAAAGAGCTTACTAGCGATCAGCAAGAAATGGCAAGCAACTTGTGCGAATCCATCGTCTGCTCCAAGCCTAAAGAATATTGGGGAGAAACGCTAGAATCGTGTGTAAAGGATTTTAACGAAATAGAAAATTTAGACACTTTAAAAGAAGTTTTAAATATTTCTGCCGAACATACTTTAGAAACATATCCATCAGCCATTTTATATCATAGCCATGAAAGAGAGTAACTCCTACATCGAAGTATCTATTTCTGCTGAAGAAATTGAAGCAAAACTAGATAAGAAGCAATACGACAAAATTGACAAGAAAGAACTCAAGCAAGACACCAAAAAAGAAAAGGTGGAGCATGAGAAAGACGCTATCAAAGACGACAAGAGCAAAGTCAAAAAATTAGATAAAGGCGCTCCTTCAGAGAAAAAAGACGCAGAAAAAAAGGCTCTTAAAAAAGATATGAAGTTTGATAAAGACTCCAAGAAAAAGATGGAAGGGCAAAAAGCTAAAGACGGAGAATACACAGGGAAAGCTCCTGCTAAAGTGAAACCTAAGAAAAGCTACGCTCAAATGCTCACAGATATTGCTGCCGAAAGGTTTGGTAAAAAAAAAGAAGTGAGTTAAAGGACAGCGACTTTCTTGATCCCAAAAGAAGGTCTTTTCCCGTGCTTTCAGCAAGAGATGTAAAAAATGCTGTAAGTAGCTGGGGGCGATATGAGGGATCAATGAGTTTTGAGGAGTTTAAAACCAAACTCATTAGAAAGGCTAAGAAAATAGGGGCGGAAAGTGCTTTGCCCAAAAACTGGATGGAGAAAAAATAATGGACTACAAGTATACCACAATTTTTGATTGTCCTTTATTAGCTTGCGAAATTAGTGAATCATCATTGATTTCCAAAGCTTCGTTGGAATCATTGGCTCCCCTCGTTCCTAAAGATATTGATTATGATGGAAACGTAGATCTTTTGGGGGTGGCTTTTAATGCGGCGGTAGTTAATAAGTTTAATAAAAATGGAGACGGTATGGATACTTCTACCGCTCTAAAATATACAGATAATTTTGTTCATAAGCCTACAAACATAGAGCATGACAAACAAAAGGTAGTGGGACATATTGTTTCTGCTGGCTATAGTGAGTTTGGAAATAATAAACTCTTAACGAATGATGAAGCAAAATTAACTAAAAAACCTTTTAATATAGCTTTGGGTGCTGTTTTGTATAAAACAGTTAATCCTAATTTTACTGAATTAGTAGAAAAGTCTCTCGATCCTGATGATAATGCTTTCCAGAAAGTTTCGGCTAGCTGGGAGGTGGGATTCAATGATTTTGTTTTAGCTGTGGGTAGTGATGTTCTCAGTGAAGCTAAAATTATCAGTGATCCTGATCAAATAATGGAGTTACAAGGATACCTTAGAAGCTATGGAGGATCTGGAAAAACAGAAGATGGGGAGAACATTTATCGTTTAATTCAAGGTAATATATACCCGTTGGGCATAGCTTATACGTTAAATCCTGCTGCTGATGTTAAGGGTCTCTATGGAGAAACTCCCGAAAAGAGCAAAGTTTTTATAAATGATAAGCGGGATAAAATTTCACAAAATAATAATTTAAATGTAAACAACCAAAAGAACATCATCGATATGGAACTTGAACAGACTCTTAACGAACTAAAAGACCTTCTTAATGAGAAAAAATTCTCAAAGGAAGCTGTTGCCAATATGACTGATACTTTTGCAGATGCTATTCGCCAACGCGATGAGCAATATCGCAAGGATATCGAGTCAGAGCGATTAGCTAAAGAAGGTAAAACAAAGGAATACGAGGATCTCAGATCTTCCGTAACTGAACTTGAAGAAAAGCTCGGTGCTGCGAATGAGCGTATTTCTCATTTTGAAAATGAGAAGCGAGCAGACGAAGCAGTAGCCTCCTTCAATATTCGCATGGAGGAAGTTGATCAAAAGTTTGAACTTGACGATCAAGATCGCGAATTCCTTGCGTCCGAACTTAAGAGTCTTGAGGATCAAGAAGCTTATGAGGCATTTGCCTCTAAACTTGAAGTTCTGTGGAAACATAAGAACAAAGAAGTTCAGGCTGAGTTTGACGCTCAAATCCAAGCCCGCATTGATGAAGAAGTCGCAAAAAGAGTCTCTACTGCTTCCACTGAGGAGGTGGATGTAGAAGAAGCTTTGGATGCCGCTGAAACTACTGATGCTCCCGTAGCTAATTCCAATGAAGCTGTTGCTTCAAAGGAGCCTAGCTTGCGTGAGAAGTTCCAGTCTGCATTTTCTCGCGACAACATTGAAATTTCTTAATTAACAAACTAAAATTATGGCATTACGAATTCTACCATTCAGACAATACTCTGATCACGATGTCGTGAACCTCTACGCCGTTTTGGAAGTAGACGTTCTCGATAGCACAACTGGAACAGGCGCTGGCGATGCTGGCGTATTTGTGAAGGTGGCGGAAGGTAACTTTGATGCAGATCCTGTTGAATACCAGAACAGGGATTACTTGGGTAACACCGACTATCCCTTTATTGGAACCAACAAGATGTATCCAGAAGTAAACCTTAAAATTAC